CCAGCTCCTCGGCCGCCCCCTCATCCCCTGGCAACGCACCCTCGCCGACGTCGCCGGCGAGCTGCTCCCCGACGGCCGCCTCGCCTACAGCCGCGTCGTCGTGATCAGCCCCCGCCGCGCCGGCAAATCCGTGCTCCTGCTGGCCGAGGGCCTCGACGCCGGCCGCCGCGGCCGGGGCCGCCGGGCCTGCTACGCCTCCCACCGCCGCGAGACCGCCGCCGCCATGTGGCGCGACGACTGGCTCCCCTGGGTCGACGAGTCCGCCCTCGCCCGGTTCGTGGCCACCCGCCGGGCCAACGGCTCCGAATCCATGACCTGGCGCCACACCCGCTCCGCCCTGCGGCTCCTGCCACCCGACGGCGACGCCATGCGCTCGCTCGCCGCGAACTTGGTCATGGTCGACGAGGCCCGCGAATTCACCCTCGGCCAGGGCCTCGCCGTCGAGGCCGGCGCCCTACCCACCCTGGCCACCGGCGCCGGCGGCCAGTTCTGGGTCACCTCCTCGAGCGGCGACTCCGACTCCGAATGGCTGATCCGGTGGCGAGACGTCGGCCGAGCGGCCGTCGAGGAGGGCCGTGACACCGGGATTTGTTACGTCGAGTTCGCCGCCCCCGACGGATCCGACCTCGACGACGAGGCCACCTGGTGGGCCGCGCACCCCGGCCTGGGCCATCACGTGCACATCGACGCCCTCCGCACCGACCACCTCCTCATGACCCCCGACACGTTCGCCGCCGAGTACCTCGGCGTGTGGCCCGAGGCGCGGGTCGACGCCGCCCTCGTCGACGCCTGGGCCGCCTCGACCGATCCCGGCGCCACGCTCACCGGGTGGCCGGCGTTCGCCGTTGAGCCGTCCCTCGACCGGGACCGCACCGTGATCGTGGCCGCCGGCGCCGACCCGACCGGGCGCCTCGTCGTCGAGGTCGTCGAGGACCGACCCCATGGCCCGTGGCTCGACGAGCGCCTGGCCGAGCTCGTCGACCGGCACCACCCGATCGCCGTCGCCTGGGACGCCGGCGGGCCCGTGGCCGCCAGCCGGCGCATGCTCGACGAGCTCACCGCGCCGACGAGCCCGTTGAACACCCGTGACGTGGCCGCCGCGTCCGGGGCCTGGCACGACCGGGTCCTCGCCGGGCACGTGACCCACCGCGACGACGACCGGCTCACCACCGCCGTGGCCGCCGCCCGCCGGCGTGGCGCCGGTGGCGGCTGGCTGTACGACCGCCGCCAGCCCGAAGCCCTCCCCTGGCTCGCCGCCTGCCTCGCCGCCTGGGCCTACACCGACAGTACGAGGACACCCCCCACCGTCACCTAGTGGTTCTCGTAACCCGACGTTGTGTTACCGAGGGCCGTGAGAGGTCGGCGCCGGCGTGGCCGCGTGGATCGGTCGTCGGGCCCGCTGGGAGACCACTGGACGGGACCACGGGGTTACATCACGGTGTGAGGGCAATGGCTCGCTCCCGCCGCCTTCGCCTCCGATCGCTACCACCGCCACCGGCTGGCGCGCCGGGCCCGGCAATGACGGCGGGCCCGGCCCCGGCCCGGCCCTCGACGCTCGAGGCGGCCATGGCCGCGGTGATCGCCCAGCGCGCCGCCGGTGACGTCCTCGACCCCTACGGCCTACCCGTCGTGGTCGCCTGCCGGGGCCTCCTCGCCGACACCCTCGGCCAGCTCCCGCTCATCACCCTGCGGGGCCGGCGGCCCCTGCCCCGCCAGCCCACCCTGACGCTGCGCCCGAACCCGCACGAGTACCGGTGGCTCACCATGCACCGCCTCACCAACAACCTCACCCGCTGGGGGTACACGTTCCTGCGGGTGACCGACTGGACCGGCGCCGGCGCCCCCGCCGCGGTGCGGGTCCTCGACCCCGGCGACGCCTCCGCCGTGTGGGACCCGACCACCGGGGACCTCGACACCGTGTGGCACCTGGGCGAGGAGCTCACCCCCGGCCTCGACGTGATCTGGATCCCCTACCGGGTCGAACGCCGCGGGAGCCTCGGCGAGGCGCCCCTCGACGGGTGCGCCCGGGCCCTCGAGCTGTACGCCGAACTGTTCGAGATGGCCGGCTCGTTCTGGCACGCCGGCTACCCGAGCTTGATCGTCGAGGTCGCCCAGCGCCTCGCCCCCGGCCAGGCCCAGGCGATCAAGGCCCAGCTCATCGAATCCATGGGCGGCCGCCATGAGCCCGGCGTGATCGACGCCGACGGCAAGGTGTCCGCGATCGGCTCGTCCGCGGTCGAGTCCCAGCTCGTCGAGTCCCTCGCCGTGGCCAACGCCGAGATCGCCCGGGCGTTCCTCATGCCCCCGTCCCTCGTGAACGTCGCCTCCGGTGATTCACTCACCTACTCAACCGTCGAGGGTGAGATGCGCCGATGGCTGGCCACCGGCCTCGGCGCCTACCTCAACCGGATCGAGGCCGGCTTCGACGAGCTCACCCCCGCCGGCCAGAGGAGCAGGTTCGACACCTCCGAGCTGTTGAGGGCCGATCTCACCGGGCGGGTCGAGGCCTACGCGACCGCGCTCGCCGGCGCCCCGTGGCTCACCGTCGACGAGGTCCGTGACCTCGAGGGCCTCGACCCCATGCCCGACACCCCGGCCGCCCCGGCGCCGGCTGACACCACGCTCACCGACGCCGTCCCCGGCGCCTGACCAGGAGGCCCCCATGGCTTCAAGCCCTCACACTCTCAAGCCCTCAAAGACTCATGTGAGGGCGTTGGCTGAGGCCCCCGCCCGGGTCGTGATCCACGCCCGGCGGGCGTCGGGCCCGGCGACGGTCGACGAGGCCGGGAGCCTCCACGGCCGCCTCGTCCCGTGGGACACACCGGCCGAGGTGCGGGACGAGGCCGGCTCCCCCTACCTCGAGTCGTTCGCCCCCGGCGGTCTGCAACCCCCCGCCGAGGGGGTCATCCCCGTCTACGCCGGCCACCGGGCCACCCGCACCGGGATCGAGCGCGGTCCCCTCGTCGGCCGGGTCGACGACGTCGAGGCCCGCCTCGACGGCCTCTACGGCCGGGTCGTCCTCGCCGACGTCCCCGCCGCCGCCGAGCTGCGCGCCCTGGCCCGCACCGTCGGCGCCACCTTCTCCGTCGAGTTCACCGACACCGCGCCGCCCGCCGCCGAGGTCGTCCGCACCGGCGCCCAGCTCGCCGGGCTCGCCGTGCTCACACTCCCCCACCGCGGCGCCTACGCCGACGCGGTGGTGACCGAGGTCCGCGCCGCGCCGGGTGAGGACGACGAGGACGAGGTCGTGCCCCTCGACGGCGACGACCCGCCCGCCGAGGACGACGACGAGGAGGGCCGGGGCGAGGGCCTCGAGGGCGAGGGCGGCCCCCCCGTCGCGGCGCGGGCGGCAATCCGCCGGGAGGTCGCCCGGATCATGGGCCGCGGGGTCGCCCCCCGCCAGGCCCACCCGCTCGCCCGGTACCGCAACACGTTCCAGTTCTACGAGGCCGCCCGGTCGAGCTCGTCCGACGAGCTCCCCCACCTTTTCCGGGATAGCTATTTGGCCCACCGCCAGCGGACCGCCATGGCCCGGGCGTTCGTCGACCAGATCACCACCGACAACCCCGGCGTCATGCCCCCGGCGTGGCTCACCGAGATCTTCGGTGTGATCGACATGGGCCGCCCCGTCATCAACGCCATCGGCACCCGGCCCCTCCCGCCCAGCGGCATGGACGTCAACTGGCCCTATTTCGACGGCGACCTCCACGCCCTGGTCGCCGAACAGACCGTCGAAAAGGCCGACATCACGAGCGTGAAGGTGTCGTTCAAGAAGGCCACGACGACGATCAAGACCTACGCCGGCGGCAGCGACATCTCCTGGCAGCTCATCCGCCGCTCCGAACCCGCCTACCGCGACGCCTACATCCGGATCTTGAACCTGGCTTACGGGGTCGTGACCGACAACGTCGTCGGCGATGTCCTGCCGACCGTGCCCGGCCACCAGACCGTGACCTACGACGTGGCCGCCGCCGACCCCGACGGGGCCGCCCTCAAGGCCGCCGTTTTCGAGGCGTCCTCGAAAGTCCAGATCGCCACCGGTTCCCCGGCCTCGTGGGTCCTCGCCGCCACCGACGTGTATCTGGCGTTCGGGGGGATGCCGTCGATGATGCCGACCCCCTACGGCACACAGAACCTCCCCGGCACGGCGACCGCCTCGACGCTCGACGTCAACATCTCCGGCCTCCAGGTGACCCACGCCCCCGACCTCGCCGCCGGCACCGCGATCGTGAGCAACGGTCTGGCATGCGCGTGGATGGAAGACGGACCGTTCGTGGTCGCCGCCCCGGTGGTGCCCAAGCTGGGCGAGGACGTCGCCATCTGGGGCATGGGGGCGTTCGCCGCGTTCATCCCCGCCGGCATCGTCCTCCTCGACGACGGCCTCCCCCTCGCCTCGAGCGCCAGCTCGTCGCGCAAGAAGGCCAGTGACTGACGAGGAGATCACCGCGGTGGTCGCCGCCCGCATCGCGTCGGTGCTGGGCCTACCCGCCGCGCCCCCGGTACCGAGGGTGACCGAGGCCGCCGGCGCCGCCGTCGCGCTCGTGCGGTGGTTCATCTACGGCGATGTGATCATCGCCGGGGCGCCGCCGGTGCCGGACCTTCCCTCCGGCGAGGACGCCCTCGTCGGGCTCACCGCGCTGGGCGTGCGCGTCTACCACGACCCCGCTTCACCGGGCGGGGTCGTGGGCGGCGACGCCTACACCGGCGCGGCGATCCCCGAGGACCTCCTCACCCACGTCCGCCACTACTTCGCCCAGTACCGCCGATCCTTCGGGTTCGCGTGATGACGTCGCTCGAGCTGCTCACCGTGGCCCTCGAGGCGTTCGCCGCGGCGACCAACACGCCGACGGCGGGCCACGCCGCGCCCGCCGAGGTGACCGCCACCCCCGCCGTCGTGTTGCGCCCGGCCGATCCGTGGATCATCCCGAACCGCAAGATCGGGATGTGCGCCGAGGTGCGGTGGGTGCTCCAGTTGGTGGGCGGCCGGTACGACCTGACCGCCAGCCTCGGCCAACTGGCCGCCGGGTACGTCGGCGTGGTCGACGGGCTCCGCCGCGCCGGGGTCGGCCAGATCGGCGGGCTCGGCCTGGTCGAGCCGACCGAGGTCGCCGGTGTCCCCTGCCTCGCCGCCAACTTTGCGGTCACGATCCCCTACGACCCGGGAGCACCCTGATGGGCAACTACTTCGACGACGTCACCTTGACCCTCACCGTGCAGAGTGGCGGCACGGCGACGGACATCTCCTGTGATGTCACCGCTGCCACCTTGACGCCGGACACACCTGAGGAAATTAGAAAACGGTTGTGCGGTCAGAAGACCGTCACCGGTACCACCGTGTGGTCGCTCGAGCTCGAGTACGACCAGAACTGGTCGCCCGGCGAGGTCGGCCCCCCCGTCGTCTCCATGGGCCTCTCGCTCTTCTTGGATCAGAACGCCGGCGAGCTGGCCGATTTCGTGATCGAGTGGCCCCTCGAGGAGACCCAAGCCACCGGCGTCGTACGGCTGAAACCCGGCCCCTACGGCGGGACCGCCGGGGAGATCGCCGAGGCGTCGCTCACGTTGGGCCTCGACGGCGAACCGATCTTCGGGCCGATCGCCATCGCCGACCCCGCCGCCGGCGACGACCCCGAACCCACCTCAGATGAGTATGTGAGGCCCGCGGCGTGAGGGCGATGTCGTTGGTGTTCCGGTTCGCGGTCACGATCGACGACCGCAAGCTCGAGGTCCAGAACCGCCCCGGCGACGCCATCAAGCTGCGCGCCATGGGCGACGGCGGCGACCTCGACCAGGCCCTCGCCGCCGGCGGCATGACCGCCTATGAGTGGCTGTTCAAGTTCTCCTGGCAGGCCCTCACCCACCACGACGAGTACACGGCGATCACCTACGACGAGTACCTCGACCGGTGCGAGGCGTGGGATGTCCTCGACGACGAGACCGGGGGCCCGCTGCGCCCTACCGGCGCGGGACCGTCGAGCGCATGATCGTCGAGCTGGCGATCGCCACGCACACGGCACCCCGCGACTGGTGGGACGAACCCCTCGAGGTGATCGTCACCGCCACCACCGTCCTCGCCCGCCAGGCCCGGGGCCGGTGATGGCCGGCGCCGGCGGGTCGGGTCGGGGCCTCGACGCCGAGGTCACCGTCGACGGTCTCAAGGAGACCCTCCGGGCGTTCAACACGTACGGGAAGGAAGCCAACCGCGAGCTGCGCGAGGCCGCCGGCGAGGAGGCCGACCGGGTCGTCGCCGCCATCACCCTCGCCGCCGGCACGGCCGGCCCCCAGGCCGCTCTCGTCGCGACGTCCGTGAAACGGAAATCGGATCGGGTGCCGTCGATCGTGGCCGGCGGCTCCCGCCGGATCCGTCCCAACACGCGGCCGAAGCGCCGGGTGTCGGCCGGTGACGTGGCCCTGGGCGCCGAGTTCGGTGGCGGCCGCCGCCCGCAGACCCGGCAGTTCCCGGCGTGGTCGGGCAAACGCGGCTATTGGTTCTGGCCGACCGTGCGCGCCCATCTGCCGGCGATGCGCCGCAACTACATCCGGGCCCTCGACACCCTGGCCCGCAAGTGGGGCACCGGAGGTGACCCGGGTGGCTGACCGCGACATCGCCGTCAAGTTCACCGGCGACGCTAGTGACCTCATCCGCGCCAGCGAGAAGGCCGAGGGCTCCCTCGCCGATACCGGCAAGTCGATGGGCGGTGGCCTCGCCGGCCTCGCCGGCCCCGCCGGCATCGCCGCCGCGGCGATCGCCGGCGTCGGGATCGCCGCCTTCAGCCTCGCCGACGCGGCCATGGAGGACGAGGCCGCCCAGTCCCAGCTGGCGTTCCAGATGCGCCAGGCCGCCGGCGCCTCGGACGAGGCCATCGCCGGCGCCGAGGACTACATCTCCGTCCTCTCGAAACAGGCCGCCATCGCGGACGACGAGCTGCGCCCCGCCATGTCGACCCTGGTCACCGCCACCGGTGACGTCGGCAAAGCGCAGGACCTCCTGGCCCAGTCGACCGACATCGCCGCGGGTACCGGCAAGGACCTCGAGACCGTCACCAACGCCATGGCCAAAGCCCAGCTCGGTTCGACCGCCGGGCTCTCCAAGCTCGGCCTGGCCACCAAGGACGCCGCCGGCAACGCGCTCAGCCTCGACCAGATCCTCGCCGGCGCGACCGAGAAGTTCCACGGGGCCGGCGAGGCCGCCGCCCAGACCGGCGCCGGCGGCATGAAGGCCGCGGGCATCGCGTTCGACGAGCTCAAAGAGTCCCTCGGCTCCAAGCTCCTGCCGATCCTCGGGGGCCTGGGCGCGGTGTTCACGGACAAGGTGATCCCCGCCGGCGAGGCCCTGGTGGCCTGGGCCGAGGAGCAGTGGCCCAAGATCATGGAGCAGATCGGCCCGTCGCTCGAGGAGTTGCAGGCCCTGGCGGCCGAGGTGTTCGCCAACCTCGAGGCGTTCTGGAACGAGTGGGGCGACGAGATCGGGACCGTGATCGCCACCGTGGTCGGCGTGTACCTCAAGTTCCTGGTCACCGAGCTGCAACTGATCTTCGGGTTCATCGGTCTGCTCATCAAGGGCGTGCAGAAAATCTGGGAGGAGTGGGGTGAGCGGGTGCTCACCGTGATCGGCTGGGTGGTCAACGCCGTGCAGTTCGTGGTGCAGGCGGTGCAGGTCGGGTTCGCCATCATCGGGTTCGTCGTCACCCGGGCCGTGCAAGTGTTCGAGACCCTGGCGTCGGTGTGGTCGACCGTGAGGGACGCGGTTCAGCGCGGCGTCGATTTCGTGGCCGGGCTCATGGGTAGCTTCGGGGAGCGGATCTCCGGTGCCCTGCGCGGCGTGGCCGACATCATCACCAAGCCGTTCGCCGCGGCGTTCAACGCGATCGCCGATCTGTGGAACCGGACCGTCGGGTCGCTCAAGTTCACGCTCCCCGATTGGATCCCCGGCGTGGGTGGCAACAGTATCGACGTGCCCGACATCCCCCGGTTCTCCGCGTTCGCGGGGCTCACGATCGTGATGCCCCCCGGGACCGACGGCTACGACGTCGCCCGCCAGGTCACGAGCTTTTCCCGCAACGTCGCCCCCATGGGCGCCCTCACCGTCGCGGTCCGATGATCCCGTGGCCCCCGATCGCCCCGCCGGCCCCGGGCACGGCGCTGGGCGCCGACCTCGTGCACCTCACCCTCGCCCTCCCCACCGTGGGGGACGTGTGGGGGGGAGGCCGGTGGGGGACGGCGACATGGGACGACCTCGACTACTCCAACTTCGTCGACGCCTCCTGTGACGCCCACGGCGTGTCGGTGGAGCGGGGCCGGGGCGGGCCCCTCGACCACGCCGCCCCCGCCAAAGCATCGTTCACGCTCGACAACCCGACCGGTGTCTACTCCCCGTGGAACACCGTCGACGTCAACGGCCGTGACGCCCTCGGCCCCATCATGGGCCCCGGGGTACCGGTGCGGGTCGCCACCGCCCTCGGCCCCTTCTTCACGGGGTTCGTGGCCACCGTCACCGAGACCGACGACGGCGGCGAATCCACCGTGAGCGTGACCGCCACCGACGCGCTGGGCTTTCTGGGCGATGCCAACGGGTTCGAGCAAGCCAGCCAGGGGTCGAACGAGCGGGCCGGCGCCCGCCTCGCCCGGATCATCACCAACGCCCAGGTCCCCGCCCACGTCGACCGCACCCTCGCTACCGGCGTCACCGCCCTGCAGGCCACGCCCCTGGCCAAGGGCGCCCTCGAGGAGTGCTGGCTCACCGCCGACTCGGACGGGGGCACGTTCTGGGCGACCACCGCCGGCGCCCTGCGGTATGTCGACCCGCCCGGCCTCGAGGCCCCCGAGTTCACCGAACCCGTCGCCACGTTCACCGACGCCACCTACCAGATCCCCGGCACCACGCTCTGCCCCATCCAATTCACCGTGACCTCGGCCCGGGACCACATCAAGAACGTCGTGAGCGTGGCGCACGTGGGCGGCACCGCGCAGACCGTGACCGACCAGGCCAGCATCAACCGCCACGGCGCCCGCACCACCGCCCGCACCGACCTCATCCACACCACCGACGAGTGGTCGACGGTCGTGGCCCGTTTCATGCTCGGGCGCCTGGCCAACGCCGCGGTGGTCATCTCCCCCATCGACGGGATCCCCACCGACGACGACGCCTGGTACCACTTCGCCCACCTCGTCGACCTCGGCTCGCGGGTCCGCCTGTTGCGCTCGAGGTGGGGTCAGGTCCTCGACGTGCTGGCCACCGTCGACGGCATCAAACACAACATCACCCTCGACCAATGGACGATCACCCTCGCCTGCGCCCCCGGCCAACAGACCGCCGGCTACTCCCACTGGGGTACCGCGATCTGGGGCACGTCGCGCTGGCTCAGATAGGAGACCCGGATGCCGTTCATCGCGAGGCCCGCCGGCGGTCAGATCATCGACCCCGCCTGGGGCACCCTCGTCGCGGATGCCGTCGTGATGCGCTTCGCCACCACCGCGCAACGCTCGAGCCAGCTCACCGCCCCGGTCACCGGCCAGCTCACCACGATCGACACCCGGCCCGGGATCCTCCAATACTGGAACGGCACGGCCTGGACCGACACCGCCGCGTTCACCCAAGCCGGCGCCGGCACCGGCCTCACCGACGCCAACGGCATCGTCACCGTCACGTTCCCCGTGGCGTTCGCCGGGAACCCCACCGTGGTCGCGTCCTACAACGGCTCCGGCGCGGTCGTCCCTTGGCGGGTCAACGTCGGCTCGGTCTCGACGACCACCGTGTTCCTGCGGTTCTACAACGAGGCCGGCGTTGTGATCATCGGTTCCACCGTGGGCTTCACGTGGATCGCCGTGGGCCTGCGGGCATGACCGCCGCCGGCGCGGTCGCCATCGGGTTCGCCGGCCTCGCCCTGGTCCTCGCCGCCATCGCCGTACGCCGCCGCCGAGGTGGGATCAACCTGCGGGTCTGGTGGGATGGAAACCACCAGGAGGACGACGACTCAGATGAGGAGATGAGTGGATGAGAGACCTGACGTGGTTCCCGCTCCTCGAGCCCTACCCGAAGACATCGGGCTACGGCCAACGCATCGACCCGATCACCGGGCAGGCCGGGGACTGGCACGGCGGGGTCGACTACGGCGCCCCCTACGGTGTGCCCCTCGTGGCCCCGTTCGAGGGGCACCTCACGACCGGCAACGAACCCGGCGGGGCCGGGTGGTGGCTGTGGGTCGACAACGGACCGGACCGGTTCAAGTCCTTTCACCACTCGGAGTACAAGGTGCACGCCGGGCACGTCGACGCCGGCGAGGTGATCGCCTACATCGGCTCGACCGGGGCCTCGACCGGGGCGCACGCCCACCTCGAGCTGTGGGAGTCCGGCACCCGCATCGACCCCACCCCCTACCTCGACCGCGCCCCGATCCTCGGCTACCCGCCACCAGGAGGTTCAGATGAGATGACCGACGACGACTGGAACCAGATGCGCTCGATGCTCTCGAACGCGCTCGTCAGCAAGTTCGCCACGCACAGCACCCCGACCGTGCTCTTCACCGACCACGGCGGCCAGTTCGCCCTGGTCGTCAAGGACGGCCGCCCCCACCGCCTCGGCATGAGCTCCCCGCCGGAGGTCACGCTCCTCAAGCGCGCCGGGTGGATCGCCGTCGAGAAACCGATGAACCCCCCCGAGCCCTCACCCGCCGCCATCGACGTGGCATCGCTCACCCCCGAAGAACGGGAGGTCCTCGAGGGCTACCCCTGGGCCTGACGTACACTCATCCTCTCAAGTACACAAATGAGAGGATGAGTCTATGAGTCCACCGACGATCGTGGTCGGCAACGTCAAGGGCGGCACCGCGAAGACCACCACCGCGGTACAGCTCGCCCTGCACGCCGGCGGCGCCGGCAACCGCACCCTGCTCATCGACGCCGACCCCGGCGCCACCGCCATGTCGTGGGTGACGAGGGCCGCCGACGACTGGCCCCACGCCATGGTCCCCGTCCTCGCCTACCACCAGCCCGACCTGCCCCGGCGCCTCCCCGGCCTGGCCGAGGGCTACGACCTCGTGGTCATCGACACCCCCCATGACCCGACCGGCGGCGCCCGGGTCGGGCCCATGCTCGCCTCGGCCATCGCCGTGGCCGACCTGCTCCTCGTCCCCTCGGCCCCGTCGGGCGCCGACCTCGACCGCCTGGGCGACCTGCTCGTGGCCGTCGACGCCGAGGAGGCCCGCCGGGACCTGCGCTGGGTCATCGCCCTCACCCGGGTCGACGGCCGCCGCCGGGGCCTCGCCGAATGGGTCGCCGCCGGCCTCAACCACCGCGGCCTACCGGTGCTCCCGGCCGCCGTCGCCGTCCCCGAGCGGGCCGCCGTCGAGGACGCCTTCGGGAGCCCGGTCACCCTCGTCGAGTACGAACCCCTCGCCGGTGCGGTCCTCGAGATGCTGGCCGAGACCACCGGGGTGCGGGCATGAGCGCGCCCCGGCGCACCGTCGCCCACGCCCCCCGCCCCACCCTCCCGCCGGCGGCCACCGCCCCCAAGCTCAAGCGGCTCAACGTCGACCTCGTGGAGGGCGACCACCGGGCCCTCAAGGTCTGGGCGGCCGACGGCGGGGTCGACGCCTCCCAGCTCGTGCGCGCCATGCTCGAGCTCACCCGCACCAAGCCCGAGTTCGCCGATGAGGTCATGGCGCTGGCCCAGGCCCTCGCCGAGGGCGGCCGGGGAGCGCGGCCGTGAGGGCGGGAGGAGGGCCCTTGGTGCTCAACGTCGACCCCGACGCCGGCGAGCTGGCCATCGTGGCCATCGAGGCCCGCTTGAGCAGTGCCAACGCGGAGGTGGTCTCCCTCGGCCTGCTCGACCGGCCCGGCGGGATCCCCGAGATGATCCTCTACGGGAGCCCCGACGCCCTGCGGGCCCTGGCCGAGGCCATCGGCGGGTCGCTCGGCCTGCTCGAGATAGCGCCGGAGGGCTCGGTCGATTACGTGGCCCGCATCGGTGAGCCCCGCCAGGGCTAGGTGGTCCCACCGGGCCCGGGATCACGGTGACGGGTGGTCACCCGGGCCCGGTGGATCTTGGCGAACCGCATGATAGAGCGCCGATCGCGGTCGTTGCTTGGCCACGCTTGACGTAAGAAAGGTTATGGGCGGTTGCCCTCGCCCGTGCGCACGGTGATGTTGGTCATCACCGCCCAGATGTCGTCGAGCTCGTCGGTGATCGCCTCGGCCTCGGCCTGTTTGTCTTCGGCCAGCTCGAGGCGGTTCACGAGCTGCTGGGCGATCCGGTTCGTCGGGCCCAGGGCGTCGAGCAACGGTCGAGATGAAGGTCGCCGCGGTGGTCATCCCGGGACGGTAGCAACCCTCAGGCACGCTTCAGGATCCGGGCCCAGCACGGTGTAACACCATGCAACTACGGTGCCAGGATGGACTACGCGCCATGAACGCGCACCGACCCGAGCACCGAGAGGAATTGCACCCTCTCTCGCCGCCCGGGCCGGTTCAGACCAGTCCCTACATACCGCCCCGAAAGCGAAAGAGGTGACCTCCGTGCATCGTAACGGACCGTCGACCCCCGCTCCCACCGCGCTCCCCCCCGCCTGGGACCACCCGGCCATCGTCCGGCCCGCGGTCCAGCTCGACTTCCGCCACGCCAACCACCGCCACCCCATGCGCCGCCAACGCGACCTCATGGCGGCCGTCGAGGCCGACCCTCGCTACAAGGCTCGCCATCACGTCCTCATGTTCTGGCTGACGAACTACGCCGGCGATGACGGGGTCGCCCAGATATCGCTGGCCCAGTACGCCCGCGACCGCGGCCGCGATCCCTCATGGGTCCGCCGCGACGCGCGCGAGCTTGCCGCCGGCGGGTTCGTGATCGGCCGACGGAGCACCGTCCTGCGCAACCGCCGGGAGTACTTCATGCCGGCCATGGTGGCGCCCATCAAGGCGGTCTAGGGGGGGGTGCTGGGGCACCCCACAGAGGGGTGCTGGGGCACCCCCCAGAGGGGTGCTGGGGCACCCCCCTATTGGTACAGGAGTGGGACAGGAGTGGGGCGTCCTTCCTCCTTCGTCGGAAGGGAGGCCCAGCGGCGCTCCGCTAGCCGCCGTGCCGCCGAGTGCTGACGCACACGTTTTCTGCCCGCGCGCGGGCGTTCGGAAAACCCGCGCGCGTACAGGTGTCACGCTGCGACCCATGAAGCGCCGCTACTCGACGATGGGTCACCGACGCGCCCACCCCCGACGAGGCCGAGTACTGGAAACCGATGGAGCGCATGCGGGCCGTCATGGCCGCCGGGGACCAGCACCGGGGCCCGAACGCTCGGCCGGGCGGGCGCGGCCCGCGTGGGTTGAGCCATAGCGCGTGGTCGCTCCTGGTCCGCCTCGCCACCTACGCCGTCGACGAGCTCGTCGAGGACCGCCGGGACCCGGCCCGGGCCCAGGTCGGAGGACCAGGGGCTCGCCGTCGTCGTCACGCAGGCTCCCGTCGTCCAGACCTCGAGCTGTTGAAGGTCGCCGGGCTCGTGGTCGAGGCCGCCGGCGTCTACCGGGTGCCGATCATGGACGTGGAGGGATGGGAGTGAGGGGGGGGATGCTGGCACCCCCCCTTCGCCCTAATCTGAAGCCGTGGTTCAGGATCAACTCTTCGATGTGCGGGGCCACGCGATCCGCACGGCCCGCGACGCCATCCGCCGCGCCCAGGAGAAGTCCCTCACCGCGGTGCCCGAACCGTCGTTGTTCCCGACCGGTCCCCGTCCACTGTCATCGCGTGAACGTACGATCGGGGCCGTGCCACGCGGGTCGATCGCCGAACCGATGCCGTCACACGGGACGAGGGCCCGGTACAACCACAAGCGCCTGCCCTGCCGGTGCTCGCGGTGCCGCTATGCGAACACCGCCTACATCCGCTCCTACCGGGACCGGGAGCAACCGGGCGGCACGCCCGCCCTCGTCGGCCGGGAGGTCGTCGACGTGCCGGTCAAGGGCCGGGTGTTGTGAGGGCCAGGGCGTGAGGCCGTACGACGAGCCCGAGCACCGGGCGCTGCTGGCCACGCTCAAGCTCGGCCCGGTGCTCTGCTGGCGGGGGTGCCACCGCCGGGCCACCACCGTGGATCATGTGCCCCCGCTGGCCCGCCATTCCCACCGGGCGGGCACCCGGTGTTGTGAGCTGCGCCCGTCCTGCCCCACCTGCAACTACTCGAGCGGGTCGAGGCTCGCGCGTCGTGCCCGTCGGCCCTCGCCTACCTCGAGGGCGTGGTGATGGACCTCGCCCGGTTCGTGACCGAGGATCCCCCACCGGAGGGCCACGGGCGTGGGAGCTGGCAGCGGCGGTTCGAGCAGATCATCGGGCAGGGGTTGAGCGGGCGGTGGATCGACGCCACCGAGGCGTGGGGTACCAAGCCGAACGGCAGGCAGGGCGCGGTCAACGCCGCCGAGCGGTGCGGCCTCAGCCTCGAGTGGCGCACGGGTGGGGGCCACGCCTACCTGATGGTCAAGTGATGACTGACCAGGAGCCAGGGCCCATCGACTGGATCATGATCGCCTTCGCGGTGGTGTTCATCGCGCTGGTGATCTTCGGGGTGCTGTATGTGCGGGCGTGATGGTTCGCTCGAAAATCTTCCGCGACTTTTGGGGAGAGCGCATCCGACCGCCGCCTCCGTCAAAAATCTCTCTCCGCGACCACCCCACAACCCCGAGTGTGCTGTTACAGGCCGCCGGTAGATTCACGTGAATTCGCCGCAATGTCGACACAACCCCGCCTCCCCGGACTCGCCTCCCGCCGCCGGATCGGCCGGATTCGCCGCGGACTCGACGACACCGTGCGGGCATTGCGCACGACCGGGCGCCTCGAGGCCGTCGACGCCGGCCTCCTGGCCCTCGCCCGGGTGGCCGCGGACGAGCTGGACGCCGCCTGCCGCGACGACGACGAGTCGCGCTACACCCGGGCCACGCTCATCGGCCGCTACGCCGCGGTCCTCGACAGCCTCGTGAACCGTGATCCCGGCGACGACCTCGCCGACCTCGCCGATCTGTTCGCCGAGGACCTCGACACCCCGCCGAACTGACCGCCCCACCCGCGGCCCCGGCGTCGCCCGCCTCGCCCAGCTCCTCGGCCGCCCCCTCATCCCCTGGCAACGCACCCTCGCCGACGTCGCCGGCGAGCTGCTCCCCGACGGCCGCCTCGCCTACAGCCGCGTCGTGGTCATCTCCCCGCGCCGCGCCGGCAAATCCGTGCTGCTCCTGGCCGAGGGCCTCGACGCCGGCCGCCGCGGCCGCGGCCGGCGGGCCTGCTACGCCTCCCACCGCCGCGAGACCGCGGCGGCCATGTGGCGCGACGACTGGCTCCCCTGGGTCGACGAGTCCGCCCTCGCCCGGTTCGTGGCCACCCGCCGAGCCAACGGCTCCGAATCCATGACGTGGCGCCACACCCGCTCCGCCCTGCGCCTCCTGCCCCCCGACGGCGACGCCATGCGGTCCCTCGCCGCGAACCTCGTGATGGTCGACGAGGCCCGCGAGTTCACCCTCGGCCAGGGCCTCGCCGTCGAGGCCGGCGCCCTCCCGACCCTGGCCACCGGCGCCGGCGGCCAGTTCTGGGTCACCTCCTCGAGCGGCGACTCCGACTCGGAATGGCTGATCCGGTGGCGAGACGTCGGCCGAGCGGCCGTCGAGGAGGGCCGTGACACCGGGATTTGTTACGTCGAGT